CCGCCGTTGTCGACCACCGGGCGGCCGTCGTCGTCGACGACGGTGCCGCCGCGGGGCCGGTCGGTGCGCGGTGGGCGCATCAGACCGCGTCCGACTGCACGAGGTCGACACCGGCGGTGTCGAGGACCGCGTCGGCGGTGTAGGCCCAGAGCGCGAACTTGATGACGCCGGGGCCTTCGACCTCGTCGAAGCGGAACGTCTGCAGCCGGCCCTCGCCGTGCAGGAGGGCGTCGGCGCGGACCAGCACGGCCTCGGTGGCGTCCACGCTGTAGGCGTTGACGATCTCGGTGCCGTCGATGCTGGCGCCGGTGTAGCCGGCGCGGATCGTGCCGACCGCGTTCATCGGGCCGACGAACGGCAGCGCCGGGCGGCCGTCGCCGGCGACCTCCGACGCGAGCGTCGAGAAGTACGTCGAGGAGGCGCCGACGAAGTCGGCGGGCTGCCCGTTGTTCGCGGCGGCGAAGTTGATGAGCTGGGCGCGCAGCTCCATCACCGTGTTGATGTCGTTCGTGGGGGCGCCGGCCGCGGCGGCGATGACCGCCCACAGGTCGGCCTCGGTCTCGCGCTGGAAGTCGCGCAGCATCTGCGCAACGATGATCCGGTCGATGGCCGGGTTGGACGCGTCGACCATCTCCCGCGACACTCGGGCAGCGCCGCTCTTCGACCGCGGGGTGACGGTGCGCTCGCTGAGGGTCTGGGTTCCTTCGGCGACGTGCGCGGTGCCCTCGACGTGGGTGCCGACACCTTCGAAGTCGCCCACGACCGGGATGGTGAACGGGGTCGCGTCGGTGAGGGTGACCCGCACACCGGCCCGCGACACGAGCGGGCGGCCGCGGTCCACGGCGGTGATGGTGAGGTTCGGCCGGTAGCCGGGCGGGATGATCGCTGAGCTGTTCGGGGTGTCGGTTTCGATCACGGCGGCGAGGGCCATGTCCTGGGCGGGGTCGCCGGCGGCGAGTGCGGCGGAGAAGCGGGTGAGGCGGTCGACGGCCTCGGAGTCGCCGCGGTCGCGGGCGGCGAACACGTCGCGGGCCAGGCTCGGGCCGGTGCCGTCGAACCGGTACACGGCTGGCTCGGCGGTGACCGCGGCACCGGCGGCCGCGGCCACCGTCGCCGGGCGAGTCTGCTGCGCCTGCTGGTCCTGGCCGGCGGTGGTGGTCGGCTGGTCCGAAGGCGGAGTGTCGGTGGCCGACGCCGTCGCGTCGACCGTGGCGGTGTCGGTCATGGTATCTCCCGGTGATGGGGTGGGCTCGTGGTGCCAGGACGACACGACGAGGGCTGAGAGGGACGCGGCGACGCGGGCGTCGTCGAAGGCGGGGATCGCGACGAGGGACGTCTCCCGCAGGGCGCCGGCGCCGGCGACGGGCCGGCCGCGGGCCGAGGCGAGGTTGCGCATGACGGCGTCGTCGAGCTGCACGCCGACCGACAGGCCGTCTCGGGTGCCGTTCGCTGCTGCGGCAAGGGCCTGGTCGCCGGCTTCGCCTTCGGGCACGTAGAAGGTGGCGCGCAGCCCGTCGTCGGTGTCCTCGAGGGCGGTGGCGTAGCCGATGCTGGCGTGCTGGTCGTGCTCGATGAGCAGCTTCACCCGGCGCGGGTCGGTCCAGCGCAGCGCGCCGCGGGCGAAGGTGAGCCGGCCAGCGGAGGTCTGCCCGGCGGGGCCGTAGGGCACGGCGAGGCCGGTGATGGTGCGGGCCTCGACGTCAACCGAGGGGGTGTCCGCGGCGGCGACGATCAGGGTGGACGGGGCGGTCGCGAGCGCGGTCCGGGAGCGGGTCATGCGTCGTCGTCCTCTCGGGGTGCGACCTGGGGCGGTGGGGTGTCGGCGGCGGGGAGCGCGGCGGGCCGCTTGAGCCATTCGGTGCGGACCTCGGAGCGGCCGAGGACGCCGGCGGCGATGCCGACTGAGGCGGCCTCGAGGATCTCGGCGGTGGTGCCTTGCAGGAACGCGGCGAGGTCGAACGCGACCCGCTGCCCGCGGGGCGTGACGTCGCCCATAGACAGCCGCTGCTCGACGGCGGCGATGTAGGGGGCCAGCGCCAGGTCGACGAGCTCGCGCCGGTCGGCTTCGCTGTTCGAGTAGGTCATGCCGGTCGCGTTGGGTGCGTTGACCATGCGCGGGGGCAGGTTGAGCAGCCGGGCGATCTCGCCGGTCTGGTAGAGCCGCAGCTCGGCGAGCTGCAGGGCGCGGGCGTCGAACTGGAACGGCTGCGCCTTGACCGCGTTGTTGATGTAGGCCCAGTTGTTCGTGCGCCGCGCCTCGGTCCACGCGGCGAGCAGCGCGTCGATCTCGTCGTCGTCGAGCTCTTCGGCGCCCTCTTCCGGGGTGAACACGCCGAGCGGGATGTCGAGCAGCGACAGCCGGCGTACGGCGTCCTCGAGGCGCAGGCAGGTCCGCAGGGTGCGGGCGCCGTGGGTGAGGACGCCCTCGTCGGGGCCGTCGAACCGGATCAGCTCGCTGTCGGGCACGTGGACGCCGTCGACGTAGACGCGGCCGGCGGCGGTGTCGACGGTGACCCGGTCGGGGCGGATGCGTTCGGCGTGGGTGGGGTAGCCGGTGGAGCCGTCGCGGTCGAGCACCCGCCACCACGCGCACGGGTAGAAGATCAGGTCATCGAGGGTCCAGGTGAGGGTGGCGGCGCGGGTGACGTTGGGGTCGGGCTGCTCGAGCAGGGTGGCGGTGGCGCCGTCCTCGACCCGCTCGACCCGGCGGGTGTCGCCCTGGCCGGTGGTGCGCAGCGCGGCCAGCGGCAGCGCGCCCAGGGTGCCGGCGATGACCTGCCGGCCGCGGCGCATCGCGGGCACGCTCATGGCTTGGGCGCGGGTGACGGTGTCGGTGTCGGTGTTGATGCCGAACGCCTGGGCGACGCCGGCGGGAAGGTGGGCGACCTGGGCGACGTCGCCGCCGCCGATGTTGACCGAGGCGTCGGCTCGGGCCAGGTCAGTTCCGGCGATCAGACGCAGCGCCCGGCGGATTCCCACGGAGCAGAGAATGCGGGTCGGAGGTTGTCACGTGGGGGACGCCGCGGCCCGCCGGGGTGTCATGTCACGTGATGCCGCGTCACGTTATGCCGCGGCCTTGGCGGAGCGTACGACGGGTTTGCGGCGCGCGGGCCGGTGGTCGAACGCCCATCGGGCGATGGTGACGGCCTCGAGGGGGGCGATGCAGCCGTCGGACTGCTGGCGGCCCCAGACCCAGCGGTCACCGATGGGTCGTTTGCCGGCGGCGGCGACGGCGGCGTCGAGTGAGGCGGCGCCGGGGTGGGTGAGGTTGTTGTCGGTGACGTCGGCGAGCAGCCCGGCGCAGGCCGCGGTGTAGTCGGCGGTGGTGGTCGCTTCGAGTTTCACGCCGCGGCGGCGCAGCTCGTCGGCGACGTAGCCGGCGGGGCCGATCCCGTCGTAGCCGACGGGCGCGACGAGCTGCCAGCGCTGCTCGAGGTCGGTGATGCGGTCGACGAGCCAGGACGTGCCGGGGCGGTGGTCGATGACGTCGACGCGCACCGGGCCGTGTTCGACGTCGCGCCAGGCTGCGGCGATGCAGGCGTCGCGGCGGTCGAGAGCGACGGCGAAAGCGAGGGCGACGGCGCCGGGCCGCTCGAGGGTGCCCTGGCAGCCGGCCCACGCGGTGGCGGGGATGACCTGCTCGGCGGTTCGGGTCCACCGGTTGCCGTAGGCGCGCAGGAACTGCCCGGCGGGCATGACCTCGAGGGCCTGCTCGAGCGCGGGCAGGCGCAGGGTGCCGCCGGCGTGGGCGGCGGGATGCCAAGCCAGCAGCACGTCCTCGACGTCGCCCTCGAGCTGCTGCCGGACGGCACCTGGGCGTACCCCATCGTCGTCGAGACGGTCCCTCGCCAGTCCGGCAAGACCGCGAAGGCCGTCGGCGTGCACACCCACCGCGGCCTGACCAAGCCCGACGCCCGGACCTGGTTCACCGCGCAACGCCGCCAGGACGCCCGCGACACGTGGCTCGACGCGGTCAAGGTGCTGCGCCGCTCCCCGCTCGGCCCGCGGCTGGCGATCCGGGAGAGCAACGGCAGCGAGTGCGTGACGTTCCCGACCGGGTCGACGTTCCGGCCGTTCGCTCCCGGCGAGGACGCCCTGCACGGCAAGGCCAACGAGCTCGTCGAGGTCGACGAGGCGTGGGCCTTCACCGACCAGCAGGGCGCCGACCTCGAGCAGGCGATCCTGCCGACGTTCACCACC